AGTCGCAAGGTCATCCTTGCCAGCAAAGTCAGCATTGATGCTCGACAAACGGACAACGCACCGAATCGGATGCCGGTCATATTTGTAGATAAGCACCGGCTCAGTACCAGACGCATCACTGGCACGTTCCACCTGTGACCACCATTCATCTTTGTGTGTCACGCCGTGAGCATACCTTTTTGCCTCGACAGTCCATCCCTCAATGCCAATCAGGTCACCGTGGTCGCCTGCCCTATATTGCTCTAGGTCTCTCTTAACATCATCAATGCCAAGTTCATCCATAGCCATACGAGCAAGTTCACGTTCAAAATTTGCTCCTTTTCTACGTCCGTTTGTCACTGTGGTTTCTCCCCATTGCCGCCGTAATCTCCCATATCATCACCCTTCAATATGCCGGTCTCACCGACACTCTTTTGATTGTATCTGCCGATAGTGTCAGCAGATGCAGCGGTTGGGTCATCCTCAAAGTTTGGTGAATCTTTGAACATCTCAGCGTGTCTCTCCCACTCCTCTTTTGGATTCGGGCCATACCCATATTGATTGCTCCACTTCTTAGGCATTATCAAACTCCTCACACCAATCTTTCAAACCAACCTTGCCACCAGACCACTTGTAGACTTCCATCATCTTTTGCCCAGAAGGCGGTGTGCGCCGGTATATCCAATTGTTTATGGTTGCCCTTGTTACATTCAGATGACGCGCCAGGTCGGCCTGTGTCACCCCTCGTTTCATCATATGTTCTGCCAGTTTCAAGTAACTCTCCTACAAATAGAAATTAACAATATGTCAATCTGTATAAAATTATTGTTGACAGGTCAATCAGTATTTCGTAATTAAAGTTATCAAGCCAATCACGGCACCCAAGGAGTTAGGGAATGACAGACTTATTACAAAAGATGAAATCGGTAGGTGTCTACCATTTCAGTCCAAGCCAGTTAAATCGCCCATTGGCGAACTGGATGTTCGATTACGTTTACCTATCAAAAGATAAACGCCGCGAGATTATCGTTGGCGAGAATGCCGCATTCGGTACAGCAGTGCATCAGGTTATTCAAGCAGCCGTGTGCCACGGTCAGGATATTGATGGGGCTGTAGAAGAGGCATTGACCGGCTATGATTTCCATCCGGCTAATTCATCACAAGACAAGCGCGACAAGTTCCGCGAACTAATACCAGACGCCTCTAGCGTTGGCATCGACTTACTATCTCCCTTATTTAGTGGCGCACAAGAAGAGCGCAAAATCGAGTTGATGCTGGATGGCGTACTGGTACCCATTATGGGTTTTGTTGACCTGTTCAAAGATGGGTCACTGGCTGAGATAAAGACCAAAGCACCGCGTCAGGGTATGGTCAAGAAGGACGGCACAAGAAGCTGGACTAAGGCATCACTGCCTAAAGAGCCAGCGTGGGAGCATATCCTGCAAGCGGCGGTCTATTGGAAGGCCACTGGTGCCACGCCTAACATTGCGTATGTGTCATCGGTTGAGGGTGTAATCTACAACCCAGATAACTGCGAGAAAATGTCTGAGGATGTATTGAACTTTGCTATTGAGGAAATCAGACGCAAGGCAATCACTCGCCAGAACCTACTGGCAGTCAGCACAGACCCGAAAACATTGGCAGGTCTAATGGAGCCGGACTTTAATCATCCGTTCTATTGGAGCCACCAGTTCGTAAATGAAGCAAAGGAGTTATGGAGCAATGTCTAACGTATGGAACACACTGAGTGCTATTGATTGTTCAAAGCACGTTGAGAAGAAAAACGGATTCACCTATTTGTCGTGGGCGTGGGCTTGGAGCATTCTAAAGCAGCACTATCCGACAGCGCAGTACACCAAGCACCTGTTTCAAGTAAACGGCAACAACCTGCCTTATATGATGGATGCAGAAGGTAATGCGTATGTGACCGTTACCATCAAGATTATGCCGGAGAACAATGCTGAGAGCATCACGGCTCTGGAATCAGCTACAGAGGTTATGCCTGTGCTGAACCACGCTAACCGGCCTATCAAGAATCCTAACAGCTTTGAGGTGAACGCCTCATTGCAACGCTGTATGGTAAAGGCAATCGCGGCTCTTGGCCTTGGTTGCTACATCTATGCTGGTGAAGATATGCCGATGGAATCACCAACGGCTATGGCTGAGTCTCCGAATATAAAGTCAGACACACCAGCACCAAAGAAGATTGCGTCACCTCTCACTGTAGAGCAGGAGATTGCATTGGCTCCCGATGTTGATTCACTGAAAAAACTGTATAGCCGGTTGGGGCCAGCGGCAGGACAGCACAATAGTGCATTTACAAAACGTAAGAAGGAGTTAGCAGCTAATGGCTGATTACGACAACAATTTGAGGGGCGTACTGTTCCCGAATGACAAGGGTGACAACCCAAAGCGTCCAGATATGACAGGCAGTATGGAGATTGACGGCACCAAGTACCGCATCTCTGCTTGGAACAAAACCAGCCAGAAGGGCAACGACTTCTTGTCCTTTGTAGTTGAAGAGGATGACGGCAGCCGCAAGGCAGCACCAGCGAACAACGGTGCAAGCAACCAGATGGATGACACTATTCCGTTTTAGTGTCTAACCTAGATAGGCTGGCGGTTCACACCTCGTTCGTCAGCCTATCGACCCAATAAAGGGAAGCTATGTGGAAGAGAAAAAAACCTAAGAAAATTGTTAGTTCAAGAATGAGCAAGTGCAGTTTCTGCGACAAACAGTTCGATTGGATGACCACACCAGCCATAGTTAATGGCGCAAAAAAGGAGTTTTGTGGATATGAATGCTTTAGTAAAAATTTTGAAAACGCTGTTCGGCACGACTACGGAACAGACTTCGACAACCTCTGACTTTGATAAGATTATCAATGCAACAATAGAGGTGACAGGTGTCACCCGCATACAGATGCTGTCTAAGCGCAGGGTAAAGGAATATGTCCAAGCTAGACATCTTGCTATGTATATGGCTCGTGAGATGACCACGATGAGTTTGCCAGAGATAGGAAGAGAAATGCAGCGTGACCACACGACAGTCTGGTACGCTTCTGAGAAGCTTGCAAAGCGCGGCAGAGGCGCAACAAAGCTGAACAGAGACATAGCTAAAATAAAACAGCTTGTAGCCTAATGAGCGACCTAGTAAACCACCCGCCTCACTATAAGAATGGTGAGGTGGAGTGCATTGACGCAATCAAAGCTGCGCTAGGTGATGGCTACAAGTATTACCTGCAAGGCTCAATCATCAAGTACATATGGCGTTATGAACATAAAGAAAACCCGCCGCAAGACTTGCGTAAAGCTAGTTGGTACTTGGAGCGTCTTATAGACGTTGTGGAGCCTAATGAAGATTAAGCGTATAGCGTCAGTCAGACTGAGCAATAGTACCGCTGGTCTGGTCGCAGAATATCTAGCTGCTGCTTCTATATTGCAGCGTGGCTGGGGTGTCGCTCTTGCCAGCCAAGATTCAGTTGACTTAGTTGCTTGGAACAGAGACACCGGACAAAGGTTTCTGGTACAAGTAAAATCCTGTCAGTATAGTCTTGGTAATAAATACAGATTAGAATTTAACCTGTCTATTGGTGGCAATAAACGCTTACCAAAAAGGTCAGATTTTGACATAATGGCACTCGTGTCGGTTGAGCAAAGGGCAGTGTTCTTTCTGCCGGTCACATCTATTAAAATAAAGCGTATGAACCGCAAGCCTTCTTTTTTCGACAATCCAGACCTAGAAGAAGATTCTTGGCAGAAAACCATTGAGGAGTTACAGAATGAACTTACCTAACAGACGCCCTTGCGTAACAACAGACATTGGTGCAGGTTTAGCAGTAACAGTTAGCTTTCACCCGCAAACAGGCGAGGCTGTTGAGGTATTTATGACTGGTCGTGGCAAGGCTAGTGAGAACTCACTTACAGAAGCTCTGTACCAGCTTGGCGTTACTGCGTCTAAGCTAATGCAGGGAGAACACGAGGATGAAAATGAAACTCGACAAACTGCGTGACGAAATAGTTGCTGATGAGGGATGTGAGTTTAAGCTTTATCTCGACCATTTAGCACTCAAAACTTTCGGTATCGGTCACTTGGTTACTGAAGATGACCCAGAGCATAAGATGGCGATTGGCGAACCTGTCAGCAAAGACAGGGTGCATCAGGCGTTTAATCTAGACATCCTGGTAACTCTGGAAGACTGCCGCCGTTTGTATGATGACTTTGATGAACTGCCGGAAGAGTGTCAGCATATCGTAGCTAATATGATGTTTAATCTTGGCTACCCTCGTCTGTCTCGCTTTGTCGGTATGAAGGCTGGTGTCGATGCTCGTAACTGGCATAAGGCAGCGGATGAAATGGTTGACAGCAAATGGTATACTCAGGTTCCGAATCGCGCAAAGCGGTTAGTTGAACGTATGAGAGACCTAGCGAATGAGCCAGAAAATACTTGAATATAAGATAATTCCACGCGGTATGATGCTTGCATTTACCATAATGGCTTGGAACGTATGCGATTGGTTTATGAGCCTTGGCGCAGCAGCCACGACACAACAAACGGCATTTGTAAGCACCATAGTCGGAGCGGCTACTGGTGCTTTTGCCGTCTGGTGTGGGAGTGAATCAAAATGAAACAAGCCGCTACAAAACTTAATGAAGCAAGTGAAATCACTATTCCTCTACGAAACCTTATCAGTATGATTGCTTTTACGGCTGTCAGCGTTTGGGTTTATTTTGGACTGACTGAGCGCATCAGTTTTCTTGAGCATAACCTTGAACTAACGATGGAAGAAGTTGAGGAGAACGATAGGTGGATTGATGAGTTTCAACCACCCAAATCTGTACAAGATACGGTTGCAAGAGTTCACGACTTAGAAATAGAAATAGAAAAACTTAAACTTATGTTAGAGGCAAAGTAATGTTACAAGCACTAATCGGCCCAGCTACTGATTTAATTGGCAAGTTTGTCGAGGACAAAGACCAGAAGAACAAGCTGGCTCACGAAATAGCTACAATGGCTGAACGTCACGCTCAGGAGCTTGCCAAGGGTCAATTGGCTATCAATGCTGAGGAAGCTAAGTCACGGAATATATTTGTGGCGGGTTGGCGGCCAAGTGTGGGCTGGTGCTGTAGCCTAGCTCTATTCGCTCACTTTTTAGTATTCCCGACTATGGATGTAGTAACTGCATATATGGGCGTTGAGCCGGTGTCATACCCTCAGTTTGATATGGACAGCTTGATGACTGTCTTGCTTGGCCTTCTAGGGCTTGGTGGAATGCGTAGCTATGAAAAGGCTAAGGGTGTGGCTAAGTAATGGATTATCACGATAAAGTAACAGAATATAATCAAGACCCTAGACTTCACTGTCCACGCTGCGGTAACAGGCTTAGAACGGTATATGTTCACGGACACACGCAATGCTTTGAGTGTGACCAGGTGGTTGATGATTGCTGTCAGGGGGAAGTTTGTGATGAGTAAAGAAAAAACCTCAGAGGCAAGGGAGAACCTCTGAGGTGGAGTTAGGGAGGAAACCAAGAGCTACGGCTTTAAATAGCTCTCTTCCCTCCGTTCTACAAAACTTAAGGCTGCATTGCAAGCATTAAAGAATGCAACCTGGATTAATTTAGATTCCTCAAATATCTTGACGATGTAATCATTCTCTGATGGGCGATACTCTATCTCGTGTCTGTAATTCGGCAACCACATATCTAGTCTCCTAGCTGTTTGTTCCTAACCACATAAAGCCTATAATAATTGCTGCGACTGTCAAGCATAATGCGCCGATAAGGACACCTTCTAATATCTGCTGACGCATCTCCTGCTGCTTGTAAATAGCTTCCTGGCGTTCCTTACGGATTTTGCCTTCAAGATGTATCAGGTCAGCCCAAGCTTGCGGCCCATAGCTCATATTGAGAAATTGCTTTAGTTCGGCTCTCTGTGCTTCTAACTTTTTTTTAGCGGCATAAACTTGCAACGCTTCCTGCTGGATGCTGTCAAAACCTTTGAGCTTTTGAAATACTGAAGGATTCTTGACACGCTTCTCAGCCTGGTCAACGTCAGACGCCATCTTCATCCAGCGCGATACGTCACCGATGCAGGACTCTAGGTCTCGCCCGGCAGCTATCATCTGCTTTATGCCGTTAAACGCCGCTGTAGCCCCACTGACGGCTGCTGTGATGGTAATAGGGTCTATGACAGCATTCCTTTCTTCAGAGCTTGGCACCGCCATTTTTTAGGCATCAGGCCGTGGGTCATCTCGCCAACGTCACGCCCCATTTCCATAGCCCTGCGTTCACAGGCAGCGCGGGTATCGTATGGGCCGCGAGTGTCGTGAAATTCAATACAGTCGGCAGGGTTTGCTATCGCACAGGCTAGTACGATTGCCTTAAACATTGCCTTGGATGCGCTTAATGATACGCCTCACGGTCTCTGTTTCGTAGATACGAATCAGAATCCACACGCCAGTAAACAAAGCCACAACGTCAGGCACCATTGCCATATATGCGGCGGCAGTGCCTGTTCCAGCTACAACGTCAATGATGACTTTGTTTTCCTCGTTCATCAGATAGCGTCCGGCCAGTTGTTGATGGGTGCGTTGCCAGTAGGATTGCCGTCAGCGTCCACAGGAGCGTCATATAGCGCGATAAACGCGGCAAGGTCAGCAGCATTAGTGATTGCTGTCTCAATGGTCTCTGAGGCTAGTCTAACGGCGGCGCGGTAAGCCAAGACATCGGCAGGGATGTCGGTGCCGTTCTCAGCAGACCGCACGACCATCCAGTCTGTCGGGGCTAGTAAGCCGCCAGCCTGCGCCTTTACTGTGGCAATAGCGTTTGACTTGAGGCCAAGCGTCACGACCTGTTCGCCATCTTCCATAATGGCGTTGCCATCTTCATCAACAGCGTTCACATCATCCAGCGACTTAGCCACACCAGCCGACCAGTAGAACCGCCCATCGAAGCTGGCTGGGTCATCTTCCCAGACTAGCCCCTTGGCTGCTTTGGTTGCGTCATCCCACAACATCCAGTTTGAGGGGTGCTGTATTCCGTCATTGTCAGTCCACGCTTTGCCAGCGCGGATAATACGACCTGAGTATTTGTATGCCATTGGTATCTCCTATCTGGCTGGTGAAAATTTGAAGGGCGTTGAAGCTATGGCGAGGTAGATGTAGGTTCCACCAGATGCGTTTTGTGCTGACCCACGCATCTTAAATCCATTGCTTAGAAAATCTCTCAAATCAACAGTTCCTTCAGCACCATTGGTGTCAGCCAACAAATAATTTCTGTTAAGGTTTGATGGGTTTCTTTCGTTGTCCTCAATCGGCCAGTTATCTACCGCATCTGTACGTTTAATTAGCAGAAATGAAGGCCGGAAGCCGGTGTAGACAAACGGCCCATCGCTGCTGCCGTTCCCGGTGTAGGAACCCACCTTGCTGTAGCCATCAACGGAAGCAAAGGCATACATTATGTAATTATTTGCGCTTGTATTTACAAAATTCCCATTTCCTAAAGTGACCACGCTAGACGTTGGCGTTGTACTGTTAAACAAACTGGTTGCAGTATCAACAGCATTAGTGCCGTTAAGACGCAAATATTGAGTGTTACTAAACCCTGCACCACCTACCCAAACAGGCCAAGCCTCTGCTGGACTACGCCTACGCATTATCAAAAGGTCAGGCGTAACGCCTAATCCGTGTC